CTTCATACGTTTTAAACTTAACCATATCTGCTTATTTCCCAAATACTGATTTCAGTAATAAGAATACAAGCCAAATTCCTGTAGCAATCAACCAGCTGAAAGCGACCCCGAAACATAATGTGATCAATTTTATAATTACACATGTTACGATCCAACTTAAAGCTAATGCCAATAATGACACAATAATAAGTAAAATTCCCGTCATATTATTCTCCTTTTACAGTTGCCGTTCCTGATGTTAAGTCTCCTGCGTCAACAATTGTTGCTGCATTTCCACCTTGCACCTTCGGCACATCACCATTCCATTTATCAATTTTCTGTTTCTCAATAAGCTCTGGAGTAAGAGACTCAGCAATTTTCTTATTTGCTTCTGCTTCAGCATCCGCTTTAATTCTTGTTGCTTCCGCTTTACCTTCAGCAGTGATCTTCGCCTGTTCAGCCTCAATAGCGGCCTTTTCTTTATCCTGTTCTGCTGCAATAAGAGCAACTTCTTTATCTTTATCTGCCTGTACCTTTGCAGTCTTAGCTTCAATATTTGCAAGTTCCAGTTCCTGCTGTGCATTTACTTTCTTCTGAATAGCTGCCTGAGTTTCATCATCGGTTGAAATCGAAGTAAAGTTTACAGTATCAATGATAATTCCATATGGCTCAAATTTCTTTTTCAAGTATTTGTCAAGTGCTTCATTCAGTTCCTGGCGTTTATCACCAAATACATCTGTTACCGGATACTTAGCAGTTACTTCCTGTGTCCACGCTTTCATCTTTGGTTTAATGAAAGTATTTTTTACACTTTCACCGGACTGACCTTTAAATCTTGTAAATACATCAGCAACTTGATCCTGATCGAACTTATAAGAGAATTCCAAATCAACAAGAAGCTGTTTTCCATCAGCAGTAGGTGTTTTAAAACTCTCATCTTTTGGTGAATCACCTTTATCTTCTGAAGTCAGATAAGACTGTTCAATACCAATTGAATACAGTGATGTTTTTACTGTAGGTGAAATCAAATGCCATCCCTGTGGAAGAGTATCATTTGAAATTCCGCCGTTCATCTTGTATTCTACAGCTACATAACCAGCAGGAACTCTTACCGTACACTTTGCTACACAAATTAATCCTGCTACAATTATTACTGCTAATCCAACCCCACCTAAAAATCCTTTTCTCATTACTCATTCTCCTTATCTTTTTCTTTATTTTCTTCTCTATTTATTTCATCTGCTGCATCTTTCCAGATTCTATGTAAGAATCTCCCAAATGGATAAAACAGTGCAGATAATAGAAACCATAAAACTACAGCTCCAACTAATACTAAAAATATAAATACCGGATTCATATAATTCTCCTTACTACGGTATGCGTTTTCTTACGCATACCGTATAATTAAATTATCATTTATTATTCTGCTGAGTCTGACCGTTCAGAATTTTAACTCCACCGGTAGATTCTACAGTCTTAGCAGCAAGTTCTCTCATCTGAGCATATGCATCGTCAAGTTTCTGCTGTAATTCAACTTTTTCTGCTCTCGCATTAGCCAGATCCTCTGCAAGTCTTTCATTTTTATCTTCCAGAAGCTGTTTCTGATATTCAGCATCTTTCTTAAGTGCTCTGACCTCAAACGCATTTGATTTATCAGCATCGGCTTTACCTTTTTTAATACCTTCCTCTGTTGCTGCCGCAATCAATGTCGGAATCTCTTCTACTTTTGCTTCTAATTCCTTTACATGATCAGCTTTTGCATTCAGTTCTGTTTCTTTCTCAAGAGCCGCTGTTTCTCTAAGTTCCAAAATCTTTTCTCTAGCAGCTTTCTCATCTTCCCATTTATCATTTTCGGCTTTACGACTGCGTTTCAGATTATAAGTATATTCATCTTCCTCACGACTACGAGTTAATTTAATTTCATTTTCTCTTGCTTTAGCTTCTGCATTGATAGAACAAATAATTTCCTGTTTCTGCTGCTTCAGTGCCTCAATTTCAGCTTTCAGTGTATCTTTTTTCTCACCCAATTCAGCTTCAATCTCTGCTTCTTTCGCTGCCTGAGCCTCTTTTAACTCTTCATTTTTCTCTTTATAAGCATTGATCATAGCTGCCATAGCATTTGCTTTTGTCTCAATGCCATATAATTCATCTAACTCAAGCTGTTTAATTTCAATAGCTTCTGTAAGATCATTGTATTTCTTGATAATCTCTGGATTAAAGATATCCTCTTTTGCTGTTGCATCTGCAGATTTGATGACTTCTGTTTTCAGTTTTGCTGCTGCTTCTTTTGCAGGATCATCAATCATTCGGTCTCTTGTATCAAGTTTCTCCACCGCTGCCTTATACGCTTCCATAATTTCTGCTTTTGTTGATTTCATTGTAATTTCTGCCATGTTTTTAGTTCTCCTTTTTCTCCGTATTTTGTTTAATTAAATTTTTATATCAAAGCTTTAATAGCTTATCAATCACATTTACTCCATCCACATGATTTACATGTGTTACATCCACCTTCAAAAATTAACTCTCCTCCACATTGAGGACACTTAGCTTTATTTATCTGTTTATTAGTACTTTCTATAAATTCATCACCATCTCCATCATCAAATAGATCATTTTGCATTTCATTGTACATATCTATTAATGCATTTCCGATTGCAACTGGACAACTGCTTCCTTTTGATGTGTCATGTTTTGTTGCTCTTCGCACTGCATATGACGGGCAAGTTCCAGATGATGCAAGCTGATCGACAATAGAATAAATATCAATTCCGCCTCTAGCAGCAAGTGAAATAGCTCTGGATAAGCCAATCATAAAATTCTGGCAACCACCGGAAGATCCTTTACTGAAATATGTTTCAAGAAGCTGTCCGGTTTCTGGATCAAAAAATGCTTCACAATGTAATGTTCCACATCCAGTTGTAAGTGTCCTTTTCT